CGGCCGGGGCAAACGACAGGTTGCCGGCGCCGCCCGCGTAGTCGGCGGTGGCGACAAACTGCTGCAGCTGGCCGGTCGAGACCTTCGTCTCCGGGTGGGCACTGAACACGTTGGCGAGGTTGAACACGTCGCCCTTCTTGAACGTGCCGGCACCGGCCGGAACCGCGATCTGGCTGATCGGCTGGTTGCCCGCGATGAAGGTCGTGGTGTCGCCGGTGGTCGCCGCTGACGCGCCGCGGGTGTGGCTCGGCAGGATGGTGTTCTCACCCCAATCGAACCCGGCCGCACGGCCGACCATCGCCTCGCGGTACTGCTTCGAGATCGAGGTGTCGTCCTGGAACAGCGTCTTGGTGTCCTTGATCACGTCGGCCATCGCCTGTGGATCGAGGAGCATGGTGCGGTCGTTGGCCGGGGCCAGCGCACGCTGCAGCAGCACGCGGCAGTCGAGGGCCTTGTTGTAGGTCGCCGACGCGCCGCCGTTCCACACGGACTGATACACGTCCTTGTAGACGTTCGAGAGCACGTCCGACTCGATGGCCGCCGCCAAGACCGACATCGCCGGGTCGATGATGCGCTTGCTGAAATCGTCCAGCGACAGCGACAGGTCCACCGAGGTGAAGTTGAGGTCGACACCCTTCTGGTTGTTGACCTGCAGGCTGACCGAGGACTCGGTCGTGTCCTGCGTCGACAGCGTCGCACCCGAACGCACCGTGTACTGGTTCGGCAGGCGGATCTTGATGGTGTCGCCGATCTTGGCGCCGGAGTTCGCGAACGACTCGTCGTAGTCGCGGGTGATGTTGCCGACGAAATTCAGCTTCTGGTGGAGGACGCGCAGCGACTCGCGAGTCACTGCGGTGGGAGTGAGCAGGCTGTTAGCCATGGTCGTTTACGCCTTTTTCTTGAGTTGGGCCTGCCGCCACTCGAGCCACTGGTCGGTCGTCATGCGCTCCGGGTCGACAGACGCGGGCGCACGACCGCCGACCGTTGGAGCGGGTCGCGGGGCCTGGGTGATGGGTTTGGTGGGCGCGAGGGCCGGCGCAGGGCTTCCCTGCGGGGCGGGCGCGGCGCCTAGACGCGCGGCGAGGCGCTGGACGGCGGCGGGCAGCAGATCGGCCCGGATCGACGCCAGATTCCAGAGCGCTTCGTCATTGGTCCCGAGGTGGTAGGCGATCGCCGGCCCGTCGGGGTGGGCCATGATCGCGGCCTGCAACTCGTTCGGAAGGAAGGCCGGGTCGATCGAGCCGACGACTTCGAAGAAGTCAGGGGCCTGCTCGGCGAACGCGGCAATCTTCGACTCGTAGGAGGCTTGCGTTTCCTGCTGTCGCGCCTGCGTGGCGCGCTGGTCGTACAGCTGGGCGGCGCGACGCTCTGCCTGCTGGTTGACCCATTCGGTGTCGGCCTGTTGCCAGGCGTTGAAGTCGTAGCCGTGGTCGGCCAGCGTGGGACGTGCGTCCCCCTGCGGATGACTCGGCGACGCGCGATGCGCGTTGTGCTGCGGAACCTGCACCTGCGACTGCAGACGGCCTTCGAGCTCGGCCACCCGGCTCTGCAGTCGGCCGATGTAGTCGCGGGTGCGGTTTTTCTTCTTGCCTTCTTCCTCCTGGCGCTGCTTTTCGGCCTGTGCGGCTTCCTGCTGCTCCGGAGTGAGTTCGGCTTGGGTGTCGGCGCCCTGCGTGACCTGCTGGGCGTCGTTGGTGGCAGGCGCAACGGCGCCCGCACCGCTCTCGGCGGTGTTGGTGGTGTCGCTCATCGGTTCCTCAGGGGATTCGGCGTGACCGCGCCGATACGGGCCGGCTAGAAGCCGGTGGGTGGGCCTGGCGGCTGGCCGTCAGGCGAAAAAAAACCGCCTTGCGGCGGCGGTTGGTCGGGCGGCCCGAACTGGGGTCCGGGTGGCGGCACCATCGGGTGTGGCATGCCGCCCATCATGTGGGCGTGCGCGAGTTGCGCGCCGAGTTGCACGTTCTGCAACTGCTGACCCTCGGCCTTCGCCTGGTTGAGCGCGGCAGCGGACTGCTTCTGTTGCGCGTCGGCCACGTCCTTCGGATTCGGCTGCGGCGGCGCCGGCGGCTGGTCGCCGTCCTTCGGCTCGAGCAAGCCCTGCCCGACGAGCACCTTGCGCAGCGCCTTGTCGATTTCCTCCATGCCCGGCAAGTCGCTGTTATGCATGGTGGCGTAGGCGAGCAGCGGGCCCACCGCCGGGAATGCGCCGCCGATCTGGCCGGCGAGTTGGGCGAACCCTTCGGCCGCCTCCATGCGCTGCGTCGCGTAGCTCGGCCCCACCGTCACAGTAACGTCGTACTTGCCCTTGCGGATGTCGTTGAGGATGTGCGTTTCGCCCGTCTCCGGGTCCTGTACTTCCTCGTACAGCTGCTTCCACTTAGCGCCGCCGTCCTCGCCGAGGATGCGGACCACGCGCGGCGTGTCGTACACGCGCGGGATCATGTCGACGAGGATTTCGTACGTGTAGCGGATCGCGTAGGTGAGGTTGTCGATGTAGTTGAACGTCGCCGTTGCGCCCTGTTGCTTGCGCGAGTTGATGGCAAGGCCCGACGTCTCGTTCGACCGGGCGCCGAGCGAGGCGTCGTAGATGCCCGTCGCCGCCTTCATGTCGTCGGCGTCCATGCCGGCGAGCTGGATCAGCGCGACCGGGACTTCGGCCTGCGGCACGCGCTGCGGTATCACGCCGTCCGGCGCCTTGTCGTCGATGTAGAGGACCGGGTAGTCCTCGGCGTTGGCGTTGTCCCACTGGCGCTTGTGCGGCCCCAGCCAGTTGGGCTTGGCGATGAACGGTGCCTTCGGCGACTTCGCGACCGCCTCGATGATCGCCGTGCGGTGCACATTGTGGAGGCGCTGCTGGTCCTTGCCGAAGCGCGCCGCGCCGCACCAGTAGTCCTCGCCGTCGATGTTGAGGATGTTCCCCCAGGTGACGACGATCGGGATGTACTTGGACGGGAACTCGTACTCGTCCGTCAGCCATTCGTGGCCGTTGGTGATCCGCATGCAGACCTTGTGGGTCTTGACCGTGCGGCGGTTGACGATCTGCAGGCCAGCGGCGGCCAGCTCGTCCTCGGACACGCCGAGCTCGTCGCTGTTGACGACCGAATCGCCGTTCTGTGAGCGCACGACCCACAGTTCGCGCGTGACCGGCTTCTTGTACCAGTACTCGGCGATGCGGACCTGGTCGCGGTCCTGCCAGTGCTGTCGGCAATGGCCGTCCCCCTCGAAGTCCTCGAGCTTGGCGTCCGGATAGTCGGCTTCGAACTGGCTGCGCGGGATCAGCTCCTCGACGAACACGTAGCGCGCGTCGCGGCGGTCGATCTTCACCGCGGCCGGGTCGAACTTCACGCAGGCGAAGTTGCGGATCGGCTCGACGCGGATGTCTTGCTCGAGGTCGTCGTCGTTCAGGTAGTCGGTGCAGATGCGCCACACGCCCATGCCACCCATCACCGCCTGTTCGAAGGCGATGTCATAGGCGCGGTCGGCGTTGCTGGTCGACTCGATGTTGCGGCATAGGCCCTGCATCAACTCGGCGAGGCCCCGGTCGGCTTCCTCGACGCCGCGCACCTTGCCCTGCGGCCGGGTCTGGCGCATCTCGTTGATGATCTGCTGCAGCTGCATGCGCAGCTTCGGGAACTCGTACGTGGGGCGATTCTTGCGGCGCTGCTTGAGCGTCTCGTCCCACTGGTTGCCGGGCACGCTCACGAACTTGATGTCCTGGCGCGCCATGTCGTACAGCGTCGCGCACGCATCCACGGCCTTCGGGTACTGCTCGCGCATGGCGTCGAGCAGCTTGTTGTCGGCGCGCTGCTCTTTCGTGTAGCCCATGGTCAGTAGTCCACCGCGTAGTCGTAGAAGTCAGCACCCACCGCAGTGGGCAGGCTCACCGGCTCGGCAAAGGTCAGGGTCAGGCTGTCCGCAAAGTCAGGCGACTTGATGCCGCGCTTCTTCGCGTCGTCTTTCGATTCGATCAACCGCAGGCCGTTGCGGTACAGATACTTGAGGGCGCACAGCTCGGCCTTGAGCGTCGGGTCATTCGGCAGCACGACCGGCCCATCCTTGAGCCACTCGCGGCACTCGTCCCACACCTTGGCGCGCAGGTTGTAGTTGGTGCCGTCCTCGACGCGCACGGAGGTGTTCGCGCCGACGATCTGCACAGGCCAGTCGGCGTTGTCCGCCAGTTCCTTGAGCCGGTCGCACACGCCGGCGCCGACGCCGATCACGTCGACCGCGATTTGTGCCGGCTTCTCGACCTTGGCCTGCGCCCATACCTCGTTTGCCAGCGCCATCGTGTCGATGCCCTGCCACGCCTGCTGCGGCTTCACCAACCGGCCGCGGCGCTTGGTCAGCACCGACTTGTCGTCACCGAAGCGCGCGACGTCCAGGCCCCACTTCTCGTGTCCCAGCGCCTCGACATCGGCCGGCCCGAGGGCCATTGCCGCGTCGACCAGTTGGCCGGGGATGAAGGCATCGGTGACCGACGCCTCGTAGTCGATGTCCACTTCCTGCGCCAGCACGACCGGGTCGAGCTCGCGCTGTTGCTTGGCGTACCACTCCGGGCCTTTGCGCGGGTCGTCCTTCCAGTGGAAGGTGAACACTTCGACCTTGCCGCCCTTGCGCTTCTTGTAGAACGGGTTGCCGGCGCCGTTCGGCGTGGAGACGTCGCCCTTGCAGTTGGACGTCTGCGACAGCGCCGCGTCGATCGACTCGGGCCGCTCGTAGAACGCCGACTCGTCCTTGAAGTAGATGCTGGTGCGATTGCCGCGGCCGATGTTGTCGCCGGCCTCGCCGATGATCGCCGCCCCGTTTTCCGGGTTGGTGATCCGCATGAACGGCGCGCACGTCTTGGCGTCCCAGCCCTTCGGCCGGAACTCGACGGGCAGCAGTTCAACGAACTGGCGCACCTTCCAGAACAGCGACTTCGGGTCGCCGATCCGGTCGACGTATTCCTCCTTGCGGCTGCCGAACCCGACGACCGTCCCTTTGTGGAACAGGAACATCCACACGGCGATCCCGACGCACAGCCAGGACACGCCCATGTCGCGCGACTTCTCGGCCAGCCAGTCCTCGCGCGCCAGCCACTTGCGGCGCACGAACTCGACGAACTCGCGTTGCCGCGGGAACAGCAGGAACGGGACCGTGGTCGGCAGCCCGACCTCGGCGTTGCGGGGGTCGAACGTCATCCCCCAGTCGTTGATGAAGTCGGCCGGGTGGTCGGCGTAGTACGCCTTCACCGAGGCGAGCAAGCCCGGATCCTCGCGCAACCGCTTCAACCGCTCCGCGCGCTCCGTGTAGACCGTCGCGTAGTCGGGGTGGTGCCAGTCAACCGCCATTGAGCATGCGCAGGTAGGCGTCGCCGGGCTCGAGCGTGACGGAGCCGCCGTGCTCGACCGTGGCCGTCACCACCTGCTCCGTTTTGTCCGACCAGCCCTGGTTCTTGAGCCAGAAGATCGTGCCGGCAGCATTCGGCCCGGCCAAGCGCTGCTCCCACGCCATCTCCAGCCGCATGCGGGCCTTTTTAACCGTGTCAGAAAAGTCCGGCTTTTCCTCATACCGCAGCAGGGTTTCCCGCGTCATGCCTAGCGTCAGGCATAGGCCGTTGACGGTCGGGACGGCGTCCTCCTGCTTGCAGCCTTCGAAGTACAGCTCGGTGAGTTCCTCGAACTTCTCGGGGCTGTCGATGATGGGGGGGCGTCCCATAGGTCAGCCGATGACTTTCGCGTTCTTGAGCGCCGTGATCAGCGCGTTGTGGTCGGCCTGCAACTGGGCGAGCGTGGTGGCCGCGGAACTGGCGACGGCCGCCGCGAGCGGGGTGTAGCGGAGTCCGCCGGCTGTCACGTCAATCTTGGCGCTGACCGCATTGGAGGTGGTCGGGACGCGAACGTGCGTGCTGTCGTTGTTGTAGACGGCCGACAGGCGCGCCTTGACGCGTGTCACCCCGTCGCCGAACCAGAAGTCGACGCGGCGGTCGGCAGTCGACAGTGCCGTGTTCGTGTAGCCATTGGCGCTGGTGTTGTCCGGCGAGCCGTTGAGTTCGGCGTACACGCCGTCGAGCCCGATGTCGGTGCCGGATTCCATCATCCAGCCCTGCAGCTTGCCGTAGCTCGCCTGCCCACCGATCCAGCTGTTCGCGTAAGTCGCGCCGCCGTCCGTGCGGTGCCGGATGTTGTAGCGGCCGTTCTTGATGCCCTGGAAGTTGATGAAGGTGTTGGCGTTGGCGCCGAACCGCACGTCGAGGCCGTCGAGTCCATTGCTCTCGGCGATGCAGTCCTCCCACCGGGAGAAGAACACCGCACCACCCACAGTGCCGTCGATCGAATCGAAGTAGATGCCCGAGCCGGTGAAGCCCTTCACCCGCACGTTGTTGTTGAACATCTTCCGCTTGACGACCATGCCGTGCTTGCCGGCGGCCTGCCCCGCGCCCTTGTACTCAAGGGTCAAGTCGCGCATGCGCAGGCGGTTGCCGAGCCCCAGGCTCGACGCACCCGTGACTTCCATGCCGTGGTCGGTGGTCGTGTAGCTGTAGAGGAAGGTGCTGTTGACGCCGTCGCCGTAAATCTCGATCTCGGCGTTGACGAGGATCTTGCTGTTGAAGCGGTAGGTGCCAGCCGGGATACGTAGGCGCTTGACGCCGGCCGCGATCGCGTTGGCGAGTGCAGTCGTGCAATCCGACACGCCCGTGGGATCGGCGCTGTACGTGCCGCTCAGGGTTGGATCGCCACCCGTGCCGGCCGGACCGGTTGGTCCTGCTGGGCCGGTCGCCCCCGCCGCGCCTGTTGCGCCTGTGGCACCCGCGGGGCCGGTCGCGCCCGCCGCACCTGCTGGGCCAGCCGCGCCCGTCGCGCCGGTGGCGCCAGTCGGGCCGGCAGGGCCCGCGGGGCCCGTGGGACCAGTCGCACCAGTGGGACCCTGCGGCCCCCGCAGTTGGCCGGCGTCGAACCACGCCGATCCACCCGTGGGCCAGATCCAGAAGTGCCCATCGTTGTCGGTGAGATAGCCCTGCCCGGCCGTGCCGCTCACGGGGAGGTCAGCCGAGGTGGCGACATGCCCGGTGATGGCGAAGCTGGTGCCGTCTGCACCCGCGGGGCCGGCCGGACCTTGCGGGCCGGTTGGACCGGCAGGCCCTTGCGGACCCGTTGCACCCGCCGCCGACGTGCCGGCATACGGGAGCGCGTTCCAGGGGGTGGTGCCATCACCGATCTTGAGCTTGAACACCGCCGGCGGACCGGCCGAGACGACCTCGACAGCCGGCTCATTGGCGCGCAGGACGGGGTTCGCGGTCGCCCATTCCGCCGTCGTGGCATTGCGGAGATTGACCAGGCTCATGCGCCACCACCGTCGAAAATCTGGCCGCCGCCGCCCGTGGTGACGCCGCCGCCTGTGCTGGCCGTTGCCTGCAACGACTGCGGGCCTGCGGAGGCGGCAGTCACCAGAGAGGACGCCGCATCGACCTGCAGCGCAAACATCTGCACCAGCTTGACGCCGCTATCGGTGCCGCCGGTGCAGCGCAGCACGGCATGGCCCGGCGACTGGCAGGCGAGCGTGATGCTCGAGGTGTTGCCGTCGATCACCGCATCCGACATCACGGCCACGGAGGGGTTGTCGATCTCCCACAGCGCGCTCGACAGTGCCGCCGCGGCGCCGAGGATCGAGGTGAAGTCGACCGACACCGGCGACACTTCGCCGGCGTAGAACTCGAGGTTGTGCACGCGCTCGCGGCGGGTCGCGCTGGCGTAGGCGGTCGTGCTGCGGCTCATCGCAGCAGGCCACCCATGCCGAAGTTGTAGCCGCCACCAAGGCGGTTCTGCGGCATCTGCTGCATCTGGCCGGCGCCACCGGTCTGCGGCGTGAACGCCTGTTGCGGCGCGAGGCCGCCACCCGTCAGGGCGTTGGGCGGCATGATGCCGGTGTTGCCCTGCATCGGAGGCATGCCGCCGCCGTTCTGCGGCTGGTAGCCGAAGCGCGCCAGGAAGTGGCCGAGTCCGAGGCCGTTGGAGGCGTCCTGCCCGTACTGGTCGACCATGCTGGGGCCGTAGGGGCTCATCGGGTACACGGCGCTTCCTCCACTGCGTGTTCGCGCTCGGTAAGGCGCGAGGCAAATGCGACTTCGACCGGCGGCTCGGGCACGCGCTGCGTCAGCGCCGGCACGTCGTCGGTCATGGGTTCGAGCTTCATTGGCGGTCCGCCTGAATCACTGCTTGGCAGGCGATGAGTTGCTGGCGCACGCCTTCGGCATCCCCAGCGAATCGAACAAGAAACTGCACATCGTCGTCAGAAAGGACAGCGGGGGCGGCTGCATCACTGGCGATGGCACCGGCGGGAGGCGCGGGGGCAGAACGGATGGCCGGGCACTTGAAGCGGTCGCGCAGGATGTAACGACCAGCGCGCACGTCATCAAGCACACCAGCGACAGCGGCTTGTGCATCGGCCTTCCCTTTGTCGTAGGCATCCGCGACCCCGGCGATATACCGGGCGCGGGTCTGTTCTTCGGCGCGCGCGGCTTCGGACGCCTTGAGCGCCGCCGCCACGGACGAGTCCGCCGCGCGCTTGGCCGCGTTCTGTGCGTGGTGCAGGCGCAGGGTTTGCACACCAGCGGCACTCAGGGCCAGCGCGGCGAGCAGCGCGAAGACTGCCGCCCGGAAGCCTCCGAGCATCTGGACCGCCATCAGCCACATATCAGGCCGACCCGCCGACCTTGAAATCTTCCGCGCGCCGCGCCTTGCCGATCTGCTGCGCCGCCAGGCCGATCGCGAACGTCGCGATGCCGCCCCACTTGCCGAGGTAGACCGCCCACGAGGTGTCGGTGGCGGCGTACTGCACCAGCGCGCCGAGCGCCATCAGGCCCCAGCCGTAGTAGCGCGCGAACGCGTCATCGAGGCGCAGCACGAGGGCATGCCAGCGTTCACGGATGTTCACTTGTCGGCCTTCCCGTCGAGCTTCTGTTCGATGCGGTCGAGTTGCTTCACGATGCGGTCTTCCAACCCCTCGATGCGCTTCTCGGTTGAGTCCTGGCGCACCGCGAGCACGTTGTGACGTCCTTCAAGGCGCACGAGCCACACGATGCCGGCAAGCACGAGCGAGCCGATCGCAACAAGGGTTCCCGGATCCATCACGCCGCCTGTAGGTAGAGGGCGCGTTCCGCCTGGCGGCGGCGAAGCAAGCCCGGGAGCACTTGCCCGCCTGCGCGAGCCCATTTCAAAAACTCATTGGCGGCACGCGCATCCATGCCTTCGACGACGCAGTGCCACAGCGTGGATGGGCCGCCGGACTTGAGCACGAACAGCCCATCCTTCCGGCCTTCGGCCCCAGGGCCGACGTTGTCGAGGAAGCCCGCGAGCGCGGCCATCTGCCCCTCGCGTAGCTGACGCATTGCTCGCTTGTCGATCGTCTCGATGTGCGACTCAAGACGCGCCTCGAGGTTCGCGCGGCCGACCGCCTGCGACCACGGCGGCGTGTTCGGGCCGATCGTCTTGCCGGTTTGGCCGTAGCCGATCGTCCATGGGTCGCCAGATAGCAGGCGCACGCCGAGCGGAAGGTCGGCCAGAATGCCGGTGGCCGGCTCCAACCCCCAGCGGCACTTCGGCGCCGCTTCCGCGAGAGGCGATGCCGGGTCTGGATACGGAAAGCTGCGGAACGCCTCGAACGCGGCGCAGTGGTCGTAGGCCAACTGCAGGGCGTTCATCGGGGTTCTCGCTCGGTCAGGATCACCGTGCCGAGCTCGTAGAGCAGGTCGGGCACGTCGATCACCAGAAAGTCGTAGCTGTATTCGCCGTTGGGCCAGCGGCCCAGCAGGAAGATTTCAGTCAGCTGCCCGGTCTCGGCCGCCGCGAGCATGTCGCGCAACATCGCGACGGCCTCGGGGTTGGGCTTGGGCATGGTCGCTCAGCAGAGGTGCGACCAATCCCGTTCCGGATACCGCTTGCGCAGGTAGTCCGGCAGCGATTCGCCCGTGTATTCCTCGCACAGGTAGCGCAGGGTCAGGAACATCGGCTCGAAGTCCCCACCGTTGCGCACGTCATGCAGCACGACCGTGCCGCGCCATTCGTTGCAGCCCTGCGGGCCGCGGTAGCTTTCGGTGCCGAGGTAGCACGACCCGGCGACAATGCCGTGGATCGTGCGGCCGTTCGGCAGGTCGCGACTACCGTATTTCTTGCCCTGCTCGTGGCCGGCGACGAACGAAAACCCCAGCTTGTTGAGCCGGTTGTCGATCGTGCCGCCGATCGGGCGCGGGCTGTGCGCCGTTTTCCAGTAGTGGCAGTACCACACGTCGTCGATGGCGATTGGCTTCTCGAAGCGCACGCGCTCGAAGCCGAACGGCTCGACTTGGCACAGATGTGTGCCGACCACACCCTCGAACCGGGCGTCGTCGCTCGCGAACCGTGCCGCGCGGTACTCGTGATTCCCTTCGCAGAACACCAGGCGCGGATTCCACCGCGGCATGTGTCCTTTCTGGCGCCGCTTGATCTCCTTGAAGATCGGCGCCGTGAGCCGGTGCAGCGCCGCCTCGCCGGCTTCGAGGTCAGCCAGGAGCCGCGCGCCCTCCTTCTCGGTGCCACCCGCCGGGCTGTACTTCGACAGGCTCGGTAGGTCCCAAAAGTCGCCGATCACCACGATCACGTCCGGCCGGCGCCGCACGATGTCGGCGGCGATCCAGTCGAGGTGGTCCGTCACGTCGCCGGGGCGCACCTGCACGTCCGGGATGACGTAGTGCCGCCGGGGGCGCATGGCTATTCGGCGTCGCCGGCTGGCAGGTTCAGCGTGTTCGGCAGCAGCAGGCGGTGCACCCGGCCGAACACGTCGTTGAGGTTCGTGTAGACCTCGCGCCGCTCGGTCATTTCCGACCGGTCCCGCGTCCAAAAGACGAGGATCCAGCCGTTGTCGACCCGCTCAATGCTGGCCTTGCGGTCTGCAGGAGACATGGGGCGACTCAATAGGGGGCGGCCTGCCGGGGGATGCGACAGGCCGCCGGGGTGCCGGGGCGGGAGAGAGACGCCGCGGCTGTTCCGACGAGGGCCGGAAACGAAAAACGGCCCGCCGGGGAATGGCGAGCCGATAGACGCAACTACTGCATGTTGCCAGAACCGTACATGACGGTGACGTCAATGTCAAGCGATGCGGGCATGGATCCAGGTCCGGGCATGGCCCAGCTCGTAGCGGAAGTTCCGCAGGTCGGTCTGGATGCCGCGATCCAGGCCATTGATCCACTCGACCTGCTCGCTCTGTGGCCCCCGCCGGCAGTACTGGCCGCGCATCACCAGCCCGCGCAGGGTGTTGATCCGGAACAAGTCCATCACGGCCTTTTCGACCTTGGATATCTGCGGCTCGACGCGCGACTGCTCCGCGCCCGAGAAGTACAGCGCCCCGGCGTAGTGCCGCGTTTCCTTGCCGGCGACCGGGTCGCGCCAGAACCGCACAGCGTCGCGCGGGCGCTTGTAGGCGACCGACACCATGCGCTGCGCCCGGCCAGGGGCGTACTCCATCGCCACGGCGATCGGATGCGCGCCACCAGCGCCGACCATCACCAGCGACGCCTCGCCTTCCTCCTGCCACTCCGGCGGCGCGTGCTCTCCGTAGACCCGGCCCCAGCGCCGTAGCAGCGTCTCGAACTCGATGTCGTTCATCCCCTTCCCCTTCGGTTATGCCGCGTTGATCCCCACCGCCGCCAACGCTTCGGTCGGCGACGTCACTACATGCAGCGGGCTTTTCCATGCCCGGTGAAACTTCTCCTGTGCCGGCGTGAGCTTTCGCGCGCTCGGCGGCTTGTTCGCATCCTTGATTTCCAACAGCACCGCGCCGAACGGATGCACCGGCGGCGTCACCAGCAGGTCCGGGCAGCCATTGCCGACTTTGGACAGGTCGAGCACGCCGCAGCCCGCGGAGCGCAGCGCCTTGACGATGTCGGCGTGGTTGGCGTCGACCTTGGCTGCCCGGCGCATGCTCAGAACGGGTCCGGGCAGAAGGAATAGCGGTCCGCCAGCCATCGCGCGGCGCGCGGACGCGCATCGCCATTGAGGTGGGAAAACGACCGCATGACCTGGTCCAAAGCATTGATCAGCTGCACCTCGCCATCAGCGTCGATGTAGCGAACACGCAAGGTGGGAGGCTCAGGGCCGGTGCCTAGCTCGGTGCTTTTGGTTTCGTAGTAAGAGCCTTCGCCGAGACACTGATTGGAATTGCTGCTCATTACCTCACTCCTCGTTATGCGGCATCGCCGCGTTAGCGTTTCTTGCCTTATTCCCACCCCGCGTCCCACGCCTCGGCCAACACGCGGTCTTTGTCGGTGAGCCCGTTGCGGTACGGGTTGCGGTCCTGCGTGTGGCCGGCGCGGCGCGCTTGCCCGCCCAGGTCCATCGCCCGGTGAAACTCCTGCGCGCTCGGGCGGCTCATGCGATCCCCGCCTTCTTGCGCTGGCGCAGGGCCTTGTCGCTCATGACGTGGCCGCGCTTGAGCTTCACCACGAAGCCGCGCGCCATCTTTTCGTGAAACAGGTCGTCGGCGATCGCACGCGACAGGGTGATGACGCCCGCGTCGCAGCGGTATACGCCGACGATGTCGGCCTCGGCGGCGTCGTCGGGATCCTCGATCGACACTCGACCTTCGGGGTCGAGTGTGACGGCGGCCTTGCCGATCACGTCGGCGATGCGGTCGGCGCACTTCGCCGCCAGCACGGAAACCGGCGTCGTACGGACGGTTCCAATGGAGACGTCGTTCATGCGCGGATCGCCTCCGCAATGGCGACCACCGCCGCACCCACCAGCGCGCCCAGCACCAGCACCAGCCAGCGCGGCATGCCGTTGTCGATCAGCGCGTCGGCCACCGCCTGCTCGTGGTGTTCCTCCCACCAGGCGAGGCGCGCGGCCTGGTCCTCAATCTTCCCCGCGGCGCTCGCCAGCCACAGCATCAGCGCATGCTTCGTGGACGGCTTGATCTGCGCCGTAAGGTGCGTGCGCCGCTTCACCGGCCCACCGTGTTCCGTAGCCATTCGTCTATCCTCTTGTTTTGTTCCTGCAGCAGCAGGTCGTCGGGGTACTGCACGCGGAACTGCGCCGCATGCAGCTGGTAGCTGGGGCCTGCGATGGCGACCATGTCGCGCTCCTGGTGGCCCGGATCAGGAATGCCGCGGTGGTGCCACGCGCACAGACCGACCGTCGCCTTCTCTCCGCGACGCTTGCCGTTGCCGTGGCGTCCGGTCGTGAGTAGGTGGTGCTTCTCGGCGACGCGCGGCGCGAGGTCGCGCATCCGGCACACGACGCAGCCGATGTCGCGGATGGCGAAGTCGCGCAGCTCGGGGTTCATGCCGCCATCCTCGGATTCGCGTGGAACTGCACGCCCAGCTCAGTTTGCGCGTATGCCTCGACCTGCTTGAGGTACAGCGCGAAGCCACGCACCGTCAGCTGCGTGGTCGATCCCACCAGCACGCGCTCGCCCTTCGGCGTGTAGTCCCATTTCCGATAGCCGTCCTTGCACAGCGACGGATCGAAGTCCTCGGGCAGGTACTCGCGCTTGAAGTACTCGTGCCACACCTCGGCCGAAAAGGTGCGCCCGTCGACGTAGCCCTGCTCGGCGATGTCCGCCAGCGGTCCCGACCACATCAGCGCGTTTTGGTCCGGCTTGCGCGCCTTCACTTCCTCGCGCAGCAGGAACTCGAGCGGCTTGTCGGGGTCGATCGGCGCATTGCGAAGCGCGGCGAGCGCGTTCTCGCGCTGGGCCTCGGCGACAAGGCGCACCTTGCGCGTCGGGTACTCGGCGCGCTTCATGCCGCCACCCCGTACACCGTGCGCTCCGACTGAATCGCCGCGCGCACGTCGTCGCTTCCCATCGGGCAGGTGTAGAACCGCGCTGGGCCGCTCAGGTGCTCGCCGCAATTCGGGCAGACGTAGACGCCCGGATCATTCGCCCGCTGCGGCTTGGGTTCGGTGTCGATTGCACGGCAGCCTTTCATAGGTCGTTGTCCCTGCTGGGGCGGGATTCGGTGTCGATCCACTCGCGCTCGCCGCCGGTGAATCGGCAACACGCGAGGTCGTCGGTCATGTGAATCAGGCCGGTGGGGCCGTTGCGCTGAATCGCCACGTCCAGGCGCAGCCCCGGCGTCGCGCGCTTGTCGTAGTAGCTCGGCCGATGCAGCAGCAGCATCGCGTCGAGGTCTTGTTCGATCGCGCCGGAGTCGCGGGCATCGGACGGGCGCGGCGCGCGCACTGACTGGCCGTGTTCGCTGCCGCGGTTGAGCTGGAACACCAGCAGCACCGGAATGCGCAGTTCCTTCGCGATGATCTTGACCCGGCGCGTGACGTGCGCGATGGCGAGGTCGTGCCGGTCCATCTTCGGCAGACGCAACAAGCCCAGGTAGTCGATACACAGCAGGTCGAGTTGGCCGCACGCGCGCATCTGGCGGGCCTGCGCCTCGATCTGCTCGATGGTCACGTCCGTGCGGTCACTGATCCGCAGCGAAGCCTCGCGCAGCGCCTTTGTGGCTTCGTGCAGGCGGCTCATCGCGCCGTCGACCGTGTCCAGCAGGCGCGGATGCTGCAGCACCTTCGACGGCACGCCCGCGACGGCACACGCCATGCGCTGCATCAGTTCCTCGTCGCTCATCTCGAGCGACCACACCGCCACGTTCCGGCCCGCCAGCGCGATATGCGCGCAGATGTTCATGGCGAGCACGGTCTTACCCATCTTGGCGCGCGCGCCGATGCCGTACACGCGGCCCGGCTGCAGGCCGCCGGTCAGTTCGTCCAAGCGCGGGATGCCGGTCGGGTGGCCCGCCAGCACGTCGCCCGCGTGATACCGCTCCATGACGCCGTCCCACATGCGTTTCAGGACGTCGCGCGCGGGCACCGCATGCGCCGGCTGCGCGGTCAGCAGCGCCGTCAATGCCGCCTGTACCGTCGCCACGTCGCCGGTCTTGGCGCCCTCGGCGCAGATGGCACGCACGCGGCGCGTCATGGCGTCCTGCTTCACCAGTTCCGCGTGGGCCCGGATGTTCGCGGCGCTCGCGGTCGACTTAGCGATCCCGATCACGTCGGCGCCCGAAATCACGCCCTGGCGCTCGGCTTCCTCGCCGATCGTGATGACGTCGAGCGCACCGGCGCCGCGGGCAATCTCGCCGCAGATGCGGTACAGGTCTGCCTGTCCCGGGCGCGCGAAGTCCTCGGGGTTCAGCAGGTCGGCGACGCGCCAATAGGCGTCCTTGCCGCCGATGATGATTCCGCCCAGCACGTTCTCGGCAGCGGCGCTCATGGCGTCGCCTCGCGCTTGTGATACCGGCCTTCGATGACCTTCGCGAAGTTCTCAGGCTTGACGAGCCAGTCGAGCGAGGCCACGAAGGGATCGCCGCTGCCGTCACGCGGATGCGTCAGGCCGGTGAGGAACTCGGACGCGGCGCAGTGCTTGAAAAACCGAACCCAGTAGGCGACCGACTGGCGCTTCGGATCCTCCTTCCAGCGGGCGCGCAGGTTCTTCTGCCGCTGTTCGGTCCACGTCTTGACCTCCGGGCACATCGGGAGGTGTTCGTGGTAGGCGGCCACGATTTCCGCATGGGGGCAGGCGTCAGCCGACTCGCTCCCTTCCCCTCCCTTCCCTTCCTTTCCCTTCCCTTCCAATGACGAATCCTCGCGAGGGCTCGCGAGACTTCCCGGAGGCTCCGGGAATTGGGGCTTGCTGGGCTTGTCGATCTTCTGGTGGATCAACCAGTTAGCGACTTCCAGGAACGTCGACCCGTTGACGGAGTAGCGGCGGATGCAGCCTTCGCGCTCCAACTCGTCGAGCCAGCCGTCGATTAGCCCCGGCGCATCATCGTCGTAGGGAAAAAGAAGGCTCGCGAGCATTCGCGAGGCCGCGCGAGTTCTCCCGTGGTCGTCGCAGATCGGCCACAACATCACGAACAACAGGCGGGCGTCGCGGGAGACGCGCCCCATGCTTTCGGACTGTGGGAACTCGGGCTTGATCGTCCGGATACGGGCCACGTCACGCTCCCCTGCTGCGTTCGAACACAGCGCGGGCGTGCGGATCCATCCGGTCGAGGATGCGGCGCTCCATGCGCTGCTTCTGCGCCTCGCTGCGGGCGTCGCACTCGGCGAACAGGGCGTTGGCGTGACGGGTGACACCCGTCTTATCGCCGGCCTCGTACGCGGCCCGGATTTGCTCGCGCAGGACGCGAATCCGGCGCTCGCGGCGCCAGTCGGTGAGGCGTTCTAGGAGGGCGGCCAACATCACGCACCCTCCACGTTGACGGGCGCAGGGTCGCGCTGGGGGCATGCGGCCTGTGTCGTCGCCAGCCGCCAAAAATGCTCCGGTCGGCCGTAGGGTCCTTCCTGCGTTTCGTTGCAGCGCACCAGCGGACCGCCCTCATTGGCGAGGTTGGTCATGGAGCGGCGCACGCTCGTCAGGAGCCACTGGCGGCCGTTGCGCTGGCCGATCAGGTGCACCTGCGAGGGCGTCAGCTTCGACTGCAGCGCGCGGAAGATGGCGACGACGGCCTCGTCCTGCTGCTCGGCCAGGCGGATCGCGCCGGCCATTTGGTGCAGGGAGAGCGGCGTGGTCGGCCAGTACGGACGCTGGGGCCGGCGGAAGTCGATCGCGAGTTGCGCGCTCATCGGGCACCCTCCCCGATCGCGGCCACCCAGCGGTTCACCGCCTGCGGGTAGACCGTGTCCTGGCGCCACTGTTCGAAGCGGCGTTCGCGGGCGTAGTGCAGCGCGTCATCGCATTGCAGCGTGACCTCGCGCAGTTGGGCCGCCTGCATCCGCAGCGCGGCGCGTTGCTGGTCGGGGGTCCAGTCGTTCATGCCCCACCGCCCATGCGCTCCATGCGCGCGACGATGGCCTGCATGCCCTGCTGGGCCTTGATGAAGTCGCGCATGAGGGCCGCGCGCTCGTCCTGCGGCTCGAGCGGCTGGGGCTCGGCGTAACCGGCCTCGCGCAGCTCGTAGGCGACGAGGATGTGCACGCCTTCCGCGCGGGCCCGCTTGCGGATGTAGGCAAGCTCGGATGGCGCCAGCTTCTCGCGCTTGTCCGGATTGCAGCAGTCGGACAGCCAACGGCCCGCGGCGTCGACCGCCATGTCGGGCTTGAGTTCCGCGCCGATGCGCTTGAAGCCGCCGAGGGCCTGCACCGTGGCGCGGATCGCCTCGTTGTAGTCCTCCACGAACAGCGGAATTTGCTGCTTGTCCATCCCCTTCCCCCTGTTGTCCGACACGCCGTTTTCATGTCGGACGCTGTCGGACACCTTGTTTCGGTTACAAAAAAACCCGGCCGCTCTCCGCGGTCGGGTCCGGTTTAGTCAGTGCTGTGCTGCTCGCCGTTGTCGATGAAGTCGCGGGCGAGCAAGGTCATGCCGCGGGATTCCGCGAGCTTGACCAGGTTGAGGTAGGGCTCTCGGGCCGGGAACCGCTCGCCCCGTTCGTAGAGCCGGATGGAATGCGGGGTCTGTTCGATCGCCGCGGCGACCGTGGCGCGATTCAGACCGGCTCGGTACAGCAGGGTCAGGGCTTTCATGGCCCTACCGTATCAAATCGTTTCGATCATTGCAAACGTTTTGTTTCGATCGGTGAAGGATTCATGAAGTAACAAAACGTTACGATGCACCTCTCATCCTTTGCGACCCGGAATCTCTAAAGTGCGCTGGTACGAACGACTCGCCGCTGCCCTCACCAACAAGGGCATCTCTGCTGCCGAAGCTGGCCGCCGCCTGGGGATCTCCGGGCAGGCAGTCGGTCAGAAGCTCAGTGGCAAGCGCGGAGTCTCCGTCGAAGAGCTCAAGGAGTTGGCCCGGATGGCCGGGTTAACCGTGTCGGAGGTCGTGGGGGATGATGCCGTGGTGATCGATTTGCAGGATGAAAAGGACTTGATCGAGCTGTTCCGACTGCTCAACGCAGAGCAGCGAAAGATGTTGTTGGGGCTTGCCGCGCAGCTCGCCGGCAAGGACACACCGGCCGCCTAGAGCGGCCTTTCTTTTCTTAACGACGTACTAACGTTCCATTTCTGGAACGCTTTGTCTCGCCTATAGCCGTAACATTTTGTTTGACTCCCCTCCCCGGCTATGAAACAATTCGTTTCGTAGCCGGCAGCCACCGCCGGCAAGGAGATAGGGGATGGCAACGGTCTGGAACGAGGAGTTCGGGCACCCGATCACGCCGAGCCGCCGCCGCTGGCGCAAGCCGCCGGGCTGCACGCCCTATGTCGCCGCGGGCGACCAGCTGCGCCGCTTGGCGCTGGCCCGCCAGGACGCCGCTTTTTCGACGGTGTACCGCCCGTCCTATGACGGCTACCGCGCCCATGTGATGCGCCCGGTGCGGCTGCCCGGGGGTGCGGAATGAGCGCGCAGCCGGTGGACGTGCTGGCGTTGCTCGACCGCGTTGCCGGCCGGAATGTGGCTAGCGCCGAGGCGTGGTTCGCGAAGGACGCCGTAGCGGAGCTGATCGAGGCGGCCCGCATCACGCATGCATTCCTGACGCAGCCCGAGTGGGGCCTGTCGGAATACATGGAGGGCAGCAAGGTTGATGACGACTTGGAGCGGCACGCCGCGCTCCTGCAGTCCGCCCTCGCCCGCGTCGGGGGTGCGTCATGAACCGCGGCGCCTTCCCCGAATCCCCCGACGAGTTGCTGGCGATGGTCGCCTGCTACGCCCTGTCCGCCCTTCTCTGCTGGATGGTCGCCTTCCCGCGCGACTTCCTGCACGTCATTGGAGTGACGCCATGAACGCTGTCGTGAATCCGCTGCAGCCCGCGATCGACCTGCTGGACCGCTTCTTCGCCGAGCCCACGCCGTTGACCGCCGAGCAGCGCCGGCAGTTGGCCGACCGCGACACCGCCGCCGCGGAGCTCGACCAACTGCGCGCCGAGTTCGTCGCCAAGCGCAAGGGCGAACTCGTCCGCCTGTACTGGCGCAACGACGAGAAGGTCGACGAGGCGTTCGCCTATGCCGCCGAGCGCATCTCGGTCGGCATGCGCATGGCGTTCCGCAACGACGACACCGCCGAACTGGGCCGCATGCTCAAGGCGCGCATGGGCCTCTACATGCACGACCAGGCCAGCGACGCCGCCGAGTGCGAGGGCTTCGACCTGTTCCCGGAGGTGCCGTGAACGCGCGCCTCGAGGTTCGACTGCTCAAGACCGCAAGCCGTGGAGTGTGGGGACCGCTCTCTGAGCCGGTAGTCCCCAGCGAAACCAGTGAACGCATGCGCGCGCAATCGTTTCTGTGCGGCGTGAGGTTTCGTGACGGTTCCACCTCCTGCCCGCCCCTCTCGCTCAGCCAAGCACGCGACGTGCTGCGTTGGGCTTCGGTATCCCATTAACGCTCAACGGAGAGAAACGTGAGCAACCCGCAGAACGTCGTCCCGTTCCAGCCCGCCGTCGAAACCTACGGCAGCCGATCCCTGACCGCCGCCGACGTGCGCGCGCAGGTCAACCTCATGCAGGACGTGATGCAGGAGGTCATGCAGAAGGACACGCACTACGGCGTGATCCCGGGCACGAAGCAGCCGAGCCTCTACAAGGCCGGCGCGGAAAAGATCATGTCCACGTTCCGCCTCGCAGCCGACCCCGAGGTTGAGCAGCTGGGCGCGGATGGCGAGGTGCATTACCGGGTGAAGGTTCGCATCCTGTCCGCGTCGGGCATGTTCCTCGGAGCGGGCATCGGCGAGTGCAGCAGCACCGAGGACAAATACGCCTGGCGCGCGGCGCTGTGCGACGAAGAGTTCGACGAGACGCCAGAGAACCGCCGCCGCATCAAGTACAGCAAGTATCAGGGCAAGGTCGAGAAGAAGAAGCAGATCCGCACGAACCCGGCGGATGTGTCGAACACCGTCCTGAAGATGGCGAAGAAGCGCGGCCTGATTGACGGCGTGCTCACGGTGACGGCGGCCTCCGACCTGTTTACGCAGGACATCGAGGACTTGCCGGCTGAGTACGTCGCCGAGTTGGTCGACACGGTGAAGCCGAGCAAGCACGCCAGCGCGCCGCCGCCGGATAGCCCCGAGCGTACCGCGGCGCTGGTGCTGTGCACGAAGGAGGCCGCCAAGGGCACCGAGCATTTCCGTGAGTTCTGGAAGGAGCTTGTTCCGGCAACGCGCGCACTGGTGGCGGACCACATGGCTCAGTTCAAGGCGACCGCTGAATCCGCCGACGCGATGCTTGCCGACCAGGGAGCCGAGTGATGGACGCCCAACGTACCGAAGCATGGTTTGCAAAGCGGTGCGGCAAGATCACCGGCTCCGCGTTCGCCGACGTGATGAACGTCCTCAAGGACGGCAAGCCGGGGGCGAGTCGTCGCGAACTGGTCACGCGCCTGGCGCTCGAGCGCCTGACGGGCGCCACGGTCGACACGTTCCAGAACGAGGCGATGCGCCGCGGGATCGAGTTGGAACCGGAAGCCCGCGCAGCCTATGAGGCGCACACGGGCGAACTGGTCGAGCAGGTCGACTTCATCGACCACCGCGAGCTGCCGTTCGTGGGCGTGTCGCCGGATGGCCTGATCGCGAAGCCCGGCATGGCCGAGTTCAAGTGCCCGTTTTCGCAGGCAAAGCACCTGGCCGCGCTGCTGACCGGCGAGCACGCCGTCGAGTACCGCTGGCAGCTGCAGGGCCAGCTATGGGTCGCCGAGCGCGAATGGGTCGACGCCGTGAGCTATGACCCTCGGTTTCCCGAACACCTGCGCCTAGCCATCGTTCGCGTGTATCGCGACGAGAAGGCCATCGCCGAACTGGCGAAGGAATGCGCGAAAGCCAACGACGAGATCGAAGCAATCCTCCTCACTCTCCAACAGAAGGCAGCCTGACCTATGAGTAAGCCCGTTCGCCGCTTCGACCTGTGCGCTGGTCGCCCGTACACCAGCAACGGTGAAGACAAGAAGCAATGGATCAACGTCGGTCGCATGACCGAATGGGACGACGGCAATTTCAGCATCGAACTGCACGCGGTTCCGGTCGGTTCGTGGTTCGACGGTCGCCTGGCGGCGTTCGAACCGAAGCCGAAGGACGGCGAAGCGCAACGTCCGGCGCGAGGTCAGCAGCAGCGCCCGCAGCGATCGGCCGCGCCGACCGTTGACGGCACGCTTGACGACGACATCCCCTTCTAAGCGAACACAGACGGCCAGCGGGCGGTGCCGAGAAAACACCCGCCCCGAGGATTGGGGAATCCCGGCGAGCAATCGCACGAAGCATCCACCCCGAGGCCAAGGCGCGTGCCGGTCTGCGAGATGACCGGCGAATTTCCCCCTAACCCAAGCCGCCTGAGGAACGCACATGGAGCGCAATGAGAAGCCGCAGACAGCCGCATTCCCGATTGAGGCCGGCAACAGCACGGCGTTCGACCAACGCGGCCTCACCAAGCGCGAGCTGTTCGCGGCGATGGCGATGCAGTCGATGCTGGCGAACGGAGAGCCCATGCAACCGGATCGCCGCTCACTGATTGCCGTGAAGCACGCCGACGCCCTACTCGCCGCCCTCGCCACCTCCGCCAACCTCAAGGAGCCGCAACAGTGAGCGAAACATGGTTCATGACTGGGGCGTGGAGGGGCGGACTAATCGTGCCTGTAACCGTCGAGAAGGCGTCTGATCTCTGCGTCTGGATTAATGGTTGCAGAACCGCCAAGCGCAATAAATATCGGAACTACCACCCGACATGGCAGGAGGCGAAAGACGCGCTGCTCGTAGAGGCTGAGGCGAGGGTCAACGACATCCGCCGGCAGCTTGAGCAAGCCAACGGCCACCTCGGAAACGTCAAAGGACTCAAGGAGCCGCAGTCGCCATGAGTGGGAAGGCCGAGCTTCGGAAAACTGTCAGGCTCAAGGTGAAGCCGGAAGCCTATGCGTGGCTGAACAGGGCCGCCGTGGAGGTCAACCAGGTCTGGAACTGGGCTAACGAGGTCAGCGGTAAGGCAATTGCTCGCTTCGCTGGCGCGCCCCGGTTCCTGACTGGGTATGACCTTGGCGGCCTTTCCGCCGGCAGTTCCCAGTTTTTCGACTGCATCGGCTCCGACACCATTCAGGGCGTCTGTCAGGAGTACGCAGTTAAGCGCCGCGTGGCGAGGCGGACTCAGCTCCGGTGGCGCCGTTCTTTCGGCTCCCATCGCTCTTTGGGGTGGGTGCCCTTCAAGGGGGCCTGCATCAAGCGGAAAGGCAATGCCGTCCGCTTCTACAGCAAGACCTTCCGCCTCTTTGATGTCGGGGCGCTCGACGGGATGGCGCTCAAGGGCGGCTGCTTCGCGCAGGACGCGGTGGGCGATTGGTGGTTCTGCGTTTCGGTCGCAACCGCTGTCGAGGAAGCCAAGCCTGCCGCTCGCCCCATCGTGGGCGTCGACCTTGGCCTGAAGGACATCGCCACGACCAGTGACGGCGACCGCCTGGGCGCGGGCAGGTTCTTTCGCGATGCCGAGGCGCGCATCGCACAGGCCCAGCGTCGCGGCCACAAGAGGCAGGCCAAGCGCCTGCACCGCAAGGCGGCACGGCAGCGCGAGGACGCCCTGCACAAGTTCAGCAGGAAGCTGGTGGATCGGTACGAGGTAATCGTCGTTGGCGACGTGAGCAGTCCCCGCATGGCCGGCATGGGAAGAATGGGCAAGGCCGTTCACGACTCCGGCTGGGGAATCCTCCGCACGCAACTGCTCTACAAGGGCCAGCAGGCCGGCAGGCGCGTGGAAATCGTCAACGAGCGCAACACAACACGGGCTTGCAGCGGCTGTGGGTCTCTCACGGGGCCAGCAGGCCGGACAGGTCTCGCTGTAAGAGCCTGGTGTTGCTCGGCGTGTGGGGCCGAGCACGACCGCGACGTAAACGCCGCGCGGAACATCGCCACGCTCGGGTCAAGGCTGATGACCTCCGTTAGCGGGAACGAGTTGACGCCCTGTGGGCGTTGGCATGACAGCCGGCAGGCGGCCCACGTTGCGCATTCACACAAAGAGGCAAGCCGATGAGCAGGGAACTGGAAACAATCATCGAGGACATGCGCAACGCCGCTGACAAGGTCGCCGACCACGGCCTGTCGGGGATGCACGGCAAGCGCATTATCGACTCGTGGGCCAACGCCATTGCCGCCCTCACCGCCAGCCCGCAGGCCGCGCCGGAGGGTGATGCAGTGGACGTGACAGGCTTTGGAACGCCGCCGCTTGTTCACGACGAGCGCCACGATGCGGAGCAGGCGTACACCCTGACGGCATTCGACTATGCCAGCGCGCCCATTGGATCGCGCGATTGGACGATCTACTGGCGAGGCTGGTGGCATCGCGCAATGGCCTATGCCAGCCCGCAGGTGCAGGGCGGGGAGGCGCGCAAGCCGAAAGACAACGCGCTCATTGGCCGCCCATTGAGCGCCATTGCAAACCGCATTGAAGCCGCCCTCGCCAGCGGGCCGAGCGGGGGCGGGGTGGATGCGGCGACAGTCTTGCGACACGAGCGCGATGTGGCGCGGGCCAGCTATGACCATGCGGTCAAGGTGCTTACAGGTATTCATGCGCTGCTGTACCCGCCGGCGTTCAAGCGCGAGGACGGAGTGAGTTTCGTATTCCACTCGCCGCACGTTCACAAGCAAATGCAGGCGCTCAGTGACCGCATTCGCGCCATTCCTGACGAAATCGCAGCCGCCCCCGCCGCGCAGGACCAGGGGGAAGGCAAGTGATCGTGTGCATCTTCCTTGTGGTGATTGTGATTTGTCTGCTCGTGGCGACCTCTGCCGCGGGCGATGCCCGCCATGTGGATTCCGACCACCCGTTCGGGTCCTGCACTGACAAGAGACATCGCCATGACTGACACACCCGCCGAAGTGGCCGAGGTTGTGGCGGCAATGCTTGATCGCGTCCACGCCAAGCTGTGCCAGATGGCGACGTTCAGCGAGCGTGACCCAGCGAAGGCCGCGCCGATCCGCAACGCTGCCGCCTTCATTCGCGAGCAAGCCGCCCACATCGCCGACCTCCAATCCCAACTCGCGGCCCAGCGGGAGCGGGATGGGCGGGATGCGGAACGTTGGCGTTTCGCACGCAAGTGGTGGGGTCGCCTATGCGACGTCTACGAAGGCGACGGCCCCGAGGTCGTGTCGGTCTACGTGGATGAAGCGAACGGCTGGATGGTTGACCCGGACACGCTCGACGCCGCCATTGATTTCGCAATCAAGGACACGCCGTGAACGACATCGAACGCCTGCGGGAGCTGCTTACGAAGGTCAACGTCACCAGTGACGGCGACTTCCTGCACCGGCTACAGAACGGCTACACGGTCGCCTACAACTGCGCCGTGTTCATTCGCGAGTGCGGTCCAAACCTCCTCGCCGATTACGAGCGGTTGCGGGGGATGGAGGAACGGGTGAAGGGGGCGGCGGTGGGCGAATGGCGCGGCTGCGAACAAAGCTGGAAAGCGGGCGGCAGCGTCGAGGTCAAGTTCCGCGTGCTGGACATCAACTATCACGCACCAATGCGCGTCGCGCTGGTTCCCGTGCCTGGTGGGGAGTGAGATGGCAAACGCAATCGTACTGATCGCCGGAATCGTACTGACCTACGTGCTGGGCTACGGCGCAGGCCGCAGGCGCGGCTACCTCGAAGGATTCCGACGCGGCGTGGCCCGCCCCACCCCGGAGGCGAAGGAGACGTGAGCGCCATAGCAGCCGAACGCGAGGCGCGGGCAAAGCTCGTGCAGGACTACGACGACAATCCGCCGCGGTGCGCGACGTGCGTCTACTTCCGCTGCGAGCCGCTGGTGCGCCACGTTGAGCGTCATGTGAAGGGACGCAGTGGCCGCGTGCGCGTGCAACAGGTCCGCATCAAGAAGCACCCGATTAAGAACCCGCTCGTAGATCGCTGCACCTTCGGAAACTTCCTCATCAAGCGCAGCGGCGTGTGCAATGAATGGCACAGCCGAGACGGCGAACGAATCGTAGAGGCAGCCAATGAAGTTGGTTGAGTTTCCAGTCGGCAACGTGCAGGACATCCCGCGAGCCCTGCGCTCGCTGGCCGACACCATCGAAAGCGGACTGGAAGGCGGCGCAGAAGTGCAGGGGCTGACTGACGCAACGATCTTCGCGTGGGTTAGTGCCAACAACAACCGCGAAGTCGAATGCGGAATGATCGGCGGGTCGTCCAACCGATTCACGTTCGCCGGCCTCATGCAAGCGGGCGCGACGAAGCTGCTCGCATCGGACACCCCATGACCCACCACGCCCACGTCTGGATGGCAGGATGAGCGCAGCAGAACGCCTTTTGACCGTCGCGCAGGCGGCCGAGCGGTGCGAATGCTCGACCAAGACCCTGCGCCGAGCCATTGCCGCTGGCGACCTCGCCGTGACCCGCGTAGGCTCCAGCGCGAAGTCCGACCGCATCCACCCCGCCGACCTGGCCGCCTTTTGGGCGCGCCGCAAGGTACGCCAGCAATGCCCGTCGCCAAGCGAGATAACGGAAGCTATCAAGTCACCGTCTGCTACGGCGGACGAACGTATCGCAAGACTTCTCGCCACTGGACGTTCGCCGACGCCAAAGCCTTCGAACGCGCGTGGCTCGCCAAGGTCCGGGACGCTGCGGCTGGTCGGCAGCCAGAGCGACTGATCGCCGATGCGCTGGAACGCTGGCTCACCGGACACGTCCCCCGCCTGCGGTCGGCGCGGCAGACCCGCAACCACGTCCGCGCCCTGCTCCCGTACATCCACGGGCGCAAGCTGACGGAGGTCGGCACCGTGTGGTCCGAGATCAAGGAAGCCGAGATCGACAAGGCACCGGCCACCGTGAATCACAAGGGCCGCATCCTTCGGCAGATCACGCGCGCGGCGTGGCGGGAATGGGGCTGGCTGGATCGCCCGGCCGCGATTGCCCTGCTGCCCGAATCGCCGCGGGAACGCTTTCTGACGCTCGCCGAGGTCGAGGCGCTAGCCAAGGCGTGCCCTGAGCCCGCGGCAGCCTCCTACGTGCGCCTGGCGGCGTATACGGGCATCCGGCGCGGGCACCTGCTCCGGCTGACCCGGCATGACGTGCAAGGGGAGTTTCTGCGGCTGGACCGCAGTGGAAAGACGCGAACGCTGCAGATGGTCCCGCTGCACCCGAAGGTGCAGGCCATCGCCGAAGCGTTGCCATTGAAGATCGGGGATCGCCAGATCCGGGAGGCGTGGGCGACCGCGCGCGAAAAGACGGGGATCGACTGCCGTTGGCACGACCTGCGCCACACCTGCGCGTCATGGCTGGCGCAGGCGGGCGTGCCCCTGCACACCATCGGCGAGTTCCTAGGCCATAGCAGCCCGGCCGTCACCAAGCGGTACGCCCACCTGCTGCCCTCGCACCTCGCCGACGCGGTGCGGAAGTTGGCTTAAAGTCGGTGCAGGATTTGTGCAGTCGTTGGGTCGTTTGAGTCCGTTTCAGACCGCTGAAACCCGCATAAAACCTAGGAGTCCGGGTCGCGCCATGAACTCAAAATCCGCCGGCCGCAAGGTCGTGAGAGTTCAAATCTCTCTTCCGGCACAAGCACTTAGGCGACTCTGGCAAAGCGGGCTGTGCAGTTTTTGTGCAGTCTTTGCCCGCCTCCCCCTCAAAGTCCCGGCAGCCTCGCCACCCTTGACGAGGCCCGCGCGGTTCAGGAATTTCCTACAGACACGGCGCGCGGGTGGCGGTAGGGTGCGGCTTGCATGAAGCACCTACCGGCCATTGACGGCCTCCGCGCGATTGCCGTGCTCGCGGTCGTCGCGTATCACGCTGGCCTTCCGGTCCCTGCCGGCTTCGTCGGCGTCGACGTGTTCTTCGTAATCTCGGGCTACGTCATCACCCGGATGCTCGCGACCGAGCATGCGCAGACGGGCCGGATCGACTTCGCTGCCTTCTACGCGCGCCGCGTGCGCCGCATCCTGCCCGCGCTCGTTGTCGTCGTGGTGGCGACCGTCGCCGCGTCGATGATCCTGCTCGTGCCCGACTACCAGGCCGCCGTGGCGCGCTCGGCAATGGCGGCGATGGGGATGGTGGCGAACGTCTATTTCCAGTCCGCCTCGGGCGGCTACTTCGACAGTGCGTCGAACCAGATGCCGTTGCTGCACCTCTGGTCGCTCGGGGTCGAGGAGCAGTTCTACCTCGTGTGGCCGCTGCTGCTGGCGTGGCTGCTCCGCACGCGTCATGCGTCGCGCGCGCTCGCCTTCTTGGCCGCCGCCTCGTTCGTGCTGGCGCAATGGCTCGGCACGGTGTCGCCGTCGGCGGAGTTCTACCAAATGCCACCGCGCTTTTGGGAACTGGCGATTGGCGGGTTGATTGCCCTCTCGCCAGAATGCCCGCGCCGCTGGGCCGCCCCGATGGGGATGGCCCTGTTGATGTGCGCCGTACTAGTGCAGCTTCCCGTCACCTTCCCTGGCGTCGGGGCGCTGCCTGCGGTCGCCGGTGCGGCGCTGGTGCTATTGGCGGTGCATGGAGGGCTGCGGGTGCGCGCGTTGGAGTTCTCGCCGCTGCGTGGGGTCGGCCTCATCTCCTACAGCCTCTACCTGTGGCATTGGCCGCTGCTGGCGCTGCTGCGGTCCCGTCTCCTCGACGCCCCTCCGCTGCCCCTGAACCTCGCGCTGTGCCTTGTGGCCGTGGTGCTCGCGACGCTGTCCTACCGCTACGTCGAGACGCCGCTGCGCCGGAGGGCGCTGCACAAGCCGAAGGCGATCACGGTCGGCGTGGCGACCTGTCTGGTTATGGCGACGGCAGCTGGCGCGGTGAACGCGCACGCCCAGTCGGGCGGATCGCTGTCGGCTCGCACGGCGCAGGATTTCCCGGCCAATCAGGAATGCAATGCGCACGCGGACGCGCCAGCGGCGCTGCCCCCTGCCTCGTGCGGAAACGGTGACGTCATCGTGTGGGGCGACTCGCACGCCTACGCCTGGCAGCCCTATGCCGCGCGTTTCGGGACGGTCTACCCGCTGACGCGCGAGGGCTGCGAGCCGTCCGCTGGCGATCCACACGGGGACTTGTGCGACCAGTTCAACGCCATCGCCGTCGAACGCGCTAAGCGCGGGCGCGTTGTGCTGCTAGGCGGCTATTGGTTACGTCGCTTTGGGGAACCCGGCATGTCGGAGCGCGTGCGAAACGGGGTGGCTTCCGCGCTCGCCGCGCTCGCCCCGCATGTGGAGCGGATCATCGTGATGGGGCCGCTGCCGGTGATGCCGTACACGCCGCAAAAGTGCCTCCAGGAGTGGGCGATGCACGCGTGCGCGATGGCGCGGGATACCTTCGACCGAGAAGCCGCCGTACCTCGCGCGTTTCTGCAAGCTCAGGCGCGCAAATATTCCAACGTCGTCTACATCGACCCGGCGGACTTTTTCTGCACCGCGACCGTCTGCCCAATGATGCGCGACGGGTACTCGCTGTATTGGGACACGAACCACATCAGCGCGTCGGCCGCGCGGCACTTCCGTTAGCTATCCGGGAACGCGGCCGTCGGCGGGGTAAAGGCGCTGGTGTAGCGCGCGACACTCTTGGTGATGCGCAGGTCGTCGATCTGGCCGTCGAACCGTTGGCCCGTCGTGCCGGCGTAGTCGGCCCCGATGAAGCAGGTGGACGCTGAGGCATAGGTGCGTGAATCGGCCACGGTGAACGCCTGCACGCCGTTGACGAAGGCGTAGATGGTTCCCGAGGCGCGACACAGGGCGATGTGATACCAGTTGCCGCTGATGACCGTGCCGCCCGTCGCCAACACGGCAGCGTTGCTGGAGCAGCCCATTGTGTTGGTCGGCACGCCGAACGCACCGCCACCCATGAACAATTGAATGCCCGTATTGCTCGCAGTGCGGGTGTCGATGAGGCCGTTGACGCGTCCCGCGGTGTTGGTCGCACGCGCCCAGCACTCCAGTGTGTAATCGCCCGTCCCGAAACCGAAGTCGGCATGGCTGGAGGTGTCGAGGTAGTCGTTCGGCTGGCTGAGGTTGAGGCCGGCCGTGCCGTACTTGAACGTCGTGGTCTGCGTCTGTGCCGTGCCGTGCCCGGTCCAGGTCTTGCCCTTCTGGTCAGTGAAGGTCGTGCCGCCGTTGCTGCCGTCGAAATGCAGGAGCGAGACGACGCTGGAGAAGTAGGGATCGCTGCCCCCGCTTGCCCCGAAGCGAGACGGGTTGATCATCATGAAGCCGCGCTGATGTTGCGACAGCACGAGTCCACCACGCGATCCTCGCGGCAGGATCAGAGATCGCTTCGGAACAATGAGTGAGGCCATTTAGGCGGTCGCCACTAGGGTGACTTTCGCGCCCGCAGCGCCGGTACCGGCGGTCACGATGTCGAACGTGAGCTCGTCGTCGGCCGCGATGGATGTGGTCGACAGCACTGATGGCGTCGTGGCGCCTTCGGTTGTCTTCGCGGAGACGTTGATCGTCGGTTTCGTGCTGAAAATCGTGGTGCCGTTTTTCTTGACGTCGAACTGCGGCAGGCCCGATGAGCTTGCGGTCGTGAGCGAGACCTTTACTTTCGACAGCGTCATCGCGCGAGGTGCGCGGATCGTGACCTTCGCCGTACCGGTGGTCAGCGACGTAGTTTCATCGCCAAGCGCCACGATGATGTCACTCGGCAGAACCAGCGTGACCGCGCCCGACTGGCCGTTGACCGACGTGACCGCGCTACCCTTCGGCGTGCCATCCGAGGCGAACACCGCGAATCCCGCTTCGGAGTTGAACGCGAAACTCTCGCCGGTCGACAGCGTGACCTTGCGGAGAATGCGCGTGGTCGTGCCGTTGTTGATCCGCAGCGTGACGGTCACGCTCGCGGTGTCGGCGTTGTAACAGGACAGGTAGGCGATCTGGCGTACGTAGCCTGGCGCCGGCGAGCCGACCCACGTCACCGGCGTGGTGCTGTTGGTCTGTCCGTCCGTCGAGTTCGGCGCGCAGGTCGTCGAATCCGAGGCGACGTCGGCATAGTCCGCAATCAGCGGACATTGGCTGGTCGTGATCGCGCCAGCCAGCAACACCTCGAGGGTGTCGGTGCTCTTGAGTTTCATCGAACCCCCAATGCCAGGCGCGCCATGACGGCCGGCATGGTGCTTGCGTCGGCGCTGATGACCACCGAGCCCGACTCCGGCGTGCCGGACACGCTCACGCCGCCCATGCCGCGAATGACGAAGGGTGCGAGCCAGTGTTGGTCGGGGATGTTTTCGACGCTGCCGTCCGGCGAGCCGAGCGCCGTTGCAATGGCGGCGATGGCGGCTGTCGCATCCGTGCCGTTGCCGGCGGTCTGCGACAGCGCGCGCTCGATCGAGGACAGCCAGTTCCGCCAAGACGCGGTGAAGTGGCCGCTGTCGTCGACGGCGGCTTGCGTGGCCTTGGGGATCGTCACGACGCGGTCGGCCCGATGGCTTCCCAGTTGAACGACACCGTGCCGGTGAGCAGCCCATTCCCGGACAGGTCAGCCGACGAACCGCCGGTGCGGTTGGAGAACGTCACGGTGAAGCCGGTCGTGCTGATGGCCGACACGCGCGTATGCACTTCGACGTTGCTCGCCGCGCTCGCGTTGGTGCCGGTGACGGTCACCAGCACCTTCGGCGCGGAGCTGTATGCGGTGCCGAAGGTGATCGACTTGGACACCTCGAGCGCACTCGTGCCCGCGACGGTGTCGCTGGCGAACTGCCGTAGCGAGTGGTTCGATCCGTTGCTGAGCTTGACCGAGCCGGACGTGATCTGGATGTCCGACACGCCCGCCGCGCCGTCCGCCGGCTTGGCGATCCACGAGGCTAGCGAGCCGTCCGTGCCGAGCACCTTGTTGGCGTTGCCGCTCATGTCCGGCAACCACTTGCCAGAGACGTCGATCAGCACGAAGTTGTCGCCGTCGCCGCCGAGCACTTCGTTGTCACCCGGAACCGGGACGATCTGGCCCGCGCCGCCCGGCACTTCCACGTTATCGAGCTCGCCCTGCTTCACGCCGTCGGCGTCATAGATCTCAATGAAGTAGGCGACGGCCGTATCGGCCCACACGTCCACGCTGGGGCGGCCGGAGCTGTCGAGGCCCACGGTGCTGCCGTTGTTCACGGTGAGCGCCCTATTGCCGTACACGTTCTGCGGCATGGTGGTGCCAGCTGTGTAGAACACGAGGCTGCCGCCCGCGAGGATCTGGGCTTGGGTGCCGAAAAAGGTCCGCGTCTTGTCGACGAGGCGGTAGCTAGGCATGGAGTACACTCCAAAAAGCAGAAAGCCCGCGCGGGGCGGGCTGTAGGGAGAAACCGATGCGAGGGATTGCGCTACTTGCCGGCCTGCTCTTGGCCGGAACCGCCTCCGCCGCCACCGCCGTGTGGACCGGCAAGCAGGAACAGGTGCAGACCGTCACCGGCCAGATCGCGTGGCGCTGCGAATACGACTACGCCGGCCAGAAGCTCTATTTCCTGTTCCAGACCAGCTGCCCGGCGACGGTCGAGGTGCAATAGCGGTATGCGTGGCGAAACCGCGTTCGCGATCTTCCTGGTAACGGGCTTGCGCGCGCTCTACGTCGAGTGGCGCGTCAAGCGCGCGGCGGGGCTATGGACCGTTGCCGGCGTCCACCGGCTGCTGCTGACTCATGAGCGCGAGGAGCAACGGGGTGAGAGCGGGCGACTGCGCGGCGACACGCGCCAACCGATTCGCTACCTGCCCGCGCCCCTCCCGCATGAGGCCACGGGCGAGCAGGTTGCTGTTGATGGCGCGGCCACCGAGCGCACCGCCGGCCGCCAGTAGGCCGAGATCCTGCACGACCGGGTTGTCCGAGGTCGCGGCATAGCCGCCGCCGAGCAGGCCGAGGCCGTGATACATGAGCATGCGCTGGGCCGTGCCGGAGTCCGGGACGCCGTCGCGGAGTTTCTGGCCGACCTGCGCGAGATCGCCCATCACGCCGCCCTTCCCGCTTGCCATACGCTCCTTGCCGACCTTCGTCGCGGTGACCCGCCCCATGAGCTGCGGGGGCGAGATCGGACCGCCGTCACCCTTGGCGACCAGCGGGGCGATCGTCTTGCGGTTGCCGTACTCGGTGCGCAGCTGCTTCCACGCCGCGGCGTCGTCGGGCGAGATCGAGGCATCCATGCCATTGCGGATCGCGTCACGCACCATGCCGACGAAATGCGCTTGAGTGTCGCCGCCCTTGGTCGCCTTGCCGAGCGTCGAGTCGAGCGCCTGGTAAGCACGGCCGGGGACGACGCCGTCCTGCATTTGCGAGTACAGCCCGTCGATCGCGTTGTTCACCGCATCGGCGACGCCCGCGACCTTCGCCTGCTGCGAGATCGCGTGCAGGTTGCGTGCGAGCTCCGGTGTGACCGTGAGGTTGTTGCGCGCGGTCAGCGCATCGAAGCCCGCCGAATCGGCCGCCTTCTTGGCGGCGTAGACTTCTGGCGTCACCACCGGCGCATCGACGCCGATCGCACCGGCTAGCTGCCGGTTCCACTGGCCGGCCTGCTCGCGCGCCCGTGACACACCACCGGAGAACGGCAGCTTGTTGAGCGTCGACGACAGCGTTTTCAGGAACTGTGAGTCTGACAGCTGCGCCGGCGTCAGGTTGATGCCGAGCGCATTGGCCTTGCCGTAGATGGCGCGCACTTCGGGCTTGATGGCGTTCGCCGCGCGGGCGCTGACGCCCTCCAAGCCGCGCGCCGCCGTGGGCCCCAAGGCGCCCAGGCCGGCGCCGGTGAGCATGTTGCGAGTACGGCTCTCGCCCGTGCGCGTTTCCTGCAGCGCCCCATACCCCGCGCCTTCCGCTGCCCCGAGGCCAACACGCGCGAGCAGCCCGCGGCCGGCCGCCGCCTCGCCACCGAGCGGCAGCGTGGCGAGGTAGGGCAGCACACGGCCGGCCACGTTCGTCGCGCCGTGCTGCGCGTCCTGGTAGGGCGCATCTGCGTCCGACGCGGCGACGAGGCGCTGGTGCACCGCCGAATCGTTCGGCGTGACCAGCTGCCCGATGCCTCGGCCCATCGACTTGAACTCGGCGCCAGTCGAGGCCGCGAGGCGCCCATACCACGGCATTTCGTCGTAGGCGGCGCGGTCGACTTCGGCCTGCGATCGCGGCGCCTGCAGGCCAGCGGCGGCATAACGGTCCGCCAGTGATGGTGCACCAGCGTCGGTGACCTGCGACAGCTTGAGCTTGCCGCCGGTGACCTCGGAAAGCTTCGGCATCAGCGCACCTCCTCGACGTCCGGATCGTTGGGATCGCCGCCGGTCACGCGGTAGCGTTTGCCGTTGTGTTCGATGACCTGGCCGACGTGGTAGCCGCCACCGGCGGCCGGCGCGCCGCCGCCCCCGCGGATGTGCCGCAGGATCTCGGCCGCGTGTGGATTGAGCAACGTGAACGGGTCGGTCGTCTTACCCATGCCTTGGGTGTACTGCTGGCCCAGTTCTTCGATGCGCGAGTTGAGCAAGCCGACGATGTTCGCCACCGCCGCACGCTTCTGCGGTTCCGACTGCGCGGAGTCGAGTTCCCTCAGGAAGCGCGCGATGTCCGCTTCGGCGCCGCCACTGCCGCGGAACACCTGCGTGAGCTCGCCTGCGAGCGCGGCAGACGTTTGGTCGTACTTGGTGATGCCGGGGTCGCCCGATACGCGGTTGTAGGCGTTCTGCGCGGCGTTGACGTACTGCGCGCCAGGGAAGCCCGAGTGTCCCGCGGTGCCAGAGATCTGACTGTCGAGCAGCCCGAGATGGCCGATGGCCTGATTGAGCGCGCGCAGGTTGTTCGCCGACTTGCCGCTGGTGAAATCCTTGCGGGTCTGCGTGCGTGCCGGTAGGTTGGTGGCGTTCGCGGTCGGGTCGTACTGGTAGACCGCCTGCAGCAATGCCTGCGCCTGCGGCGAACGCGAGGACGCGGACGGCGGCGCCAACTGGCCCTCGGCGATGGCCTTCACCACGCCGCGCATCTGCGGCGGCAGTGTCGCCAGATACGCCTCACCGGTCTTGGTGGCATCGCCCGGCACGTCGGGCACCCCTTGCCCCGCTTGGCCGCCGAGCACCATCTGTTTGATCTGGTCGTCGCTGGCGCCCATCTGGCGGGCGAGGGTGATGCGCTGCTGCAGGGCCGAGTCGGCGCCGCCCTTCGGCGGGTTGTAGCCCAGCCGGCCACCGCTCGCGCCAGGCGCTTCGACGTGCAGGTGCGGGCCGCTCCACACCGCCTGCCCGGCCGGGTGCGTGCGCTCATCGCGCACAGTGAAGCCCTGCGCCTGCAGCGCGGCCAGCATCTGGTCGGCGTGTGCCTTCGCTTCCGGCGATGCGGACGCGCCAAGCGGAATATCCACCGCGCGACCGTCCGGGTGCAGGCTGCCGACGTTGTGCTGCCCGCCCGTGGTGCTGCCGAGGATGCCGCCGAGGGGCGCGATCGACGCGAGGACGCTGTCGTAGAACGGCTGGCCGCTGACCGCCTGCGTCGCGGGGCCGGGGCCGAGCGACGGATCGGGCGCCGCCTGCGGACCACCGACCTTCAACGGCACCAGGCCGCCCGACGCGGGGTCGTACTGCATCTTGATCGAGCCGCCCTGCCCGTCCGGCACGTCGACGTAGGTCGGCGGCTTCGTCGTGGCCTGCCCCTGATAGAGCACCTTGCCGGTGTTGTCGACGAGCGCGCTGCCGATGACGTGCGGGGCGAGCTGTTCCTGCGGCCGGCCGGCGCTGGCGAGCTTCTGGATGCCCGGCAAAAAGCGGTCGTCGTACTGGTCCGGCACCGGGAAGCGGAGCGCGCGCGCGTGCTGCACCAGTCGCGAGTACGCCTGCTGCGTCGCGGCCGGGTCGCCCATCTGTTGCACCGCGAGGAACTGGTTGGCCTCCTGCGCCATCGCGAGGTGCCCATCCGCATCCTGACTATTGAGATTCTTCTGCGCGCTCATCGCGTAGTCGGGTGACATCTGCGCGATCTGCGCCAGCAGGTTCGGCCGCTGGTCGGCCGGCGCCTGCATGGCCTGCGCGTAAAGCGTGCCCATGTGCTGCTCGAGGCCCGCCTTACGACCTGCATCGCCCTGCTGGCGGATGTAATCCATCATCCCGAGAATGTCGGTCATCGGTCAGCCGCCGTAGTTGTAGTAGCCGCCATTGCGGCGAGCGAGATAGTTCTGCGCGAGGTTGCTCATTTGGCCGAACGCGCCCGCGGTGAGCTGCGCGTTGTTGTTGTAGCTCGACTGTCGCGCCTGGCCGATGTTCGCGTATGCGTTGCCGATGTTGGTCGCCATGTTGGCGCCGAGGCCACCGAGGTTCTGCGCCGTCGTCATGCCCTGCCCCGCGCGACCGGCGAGCTTGTTCCAGTAGTCGTTCGCATTCTGCTGGGCGAGCCCCTGCCCGAGCTGCATCAGGTCGGCGGAATGGCCGCCGCTGAACAGCGAGCCGCGCGCCGCCGCGCTGCGGTCGGACAGCTTGAGCCCTTGGTCGAGCGCGAACTTGTAGTCGGGCGAGTTTTCAAAGCCCGACATGTCGCCGTTGAGGAACGCTTGCTGGCGGCCGAGCGCATCCTGCCCGGCCTGCAACCACGGCAACTGGTCCTGTCGCGACTGGTCGTACTCGCGGCGCTGCTCATCAATGCTGGCCTGTTGGCCCGCTGCAGCCGCCTTGTTGCCCTTGTTCGCCTGCTTGCTGGAAATCACACCACCGACGACGGTGATCGCCGCGCCAGCCACCATTGCCCAGCTCATCGCGGAAGCTCCTTGACGGGAGAGGGAAGCACGGGGGCTTCCGGCTCGATCAGGTCCGCCTCGAGGGCGACGAGATCGGTTTCGTCGGTGGGGTTTGCATGCACGCACACCCAAACGGTGTCCGTGTGCGCATAGCCGACGCGCTTGGTGCCAGGCGTGGTGTTGAGCACCTGCGGAGCCTGCAGTCGCTTCATGCCCTGCTCGGTCCACACGGTGATTTCACCGGCGAGGAGCAGTGACAGATGGCCTTCCTTGTGGATCTTGCCGGTCAGCACCGTGCCGGCCGGAATGTGCAGTTCGCGCCCGTACAGGCCCGGCGCGAAGTGATGCACCACGGCCATCTCGACCGGCGGAAGGTGGTCGGCGATGGCCTGCTCGAGGCGCTTGATCTGCGCGTGCGTGGGGACGTTCGGCAGTTCTGCCGGCAGGTCGGGTGTGGCCGGCCCATACGTCCAGGTGCCGAGGTCGCGCGCGCCGTCGAGCATCTTTCGCTCGGCGCCGGCAAAGTTCCGCCGCGGCCGCCGGGATTCGGCAGCTTTCGTGTGGGTCACGATCAAGGGATTTACCTCTTTGCGTTAGTCGAGCCGGCCGATCAGGCGAATGTGTGTCACCGGCCCACCGCCAAGTTGATCGAGCCGTCGAGGCCAGTCGACACGACCGTGTCCCAAGTGGCGCCCGTCAGGGACCGCTTGGAGACAGCCGCCGCCGCGCCGTTGTCGTCCGTGATGACGAAATGCACGCCGTTGAACACCACGCGCGATGAACCGAAGGCGCTCGAGCTCGTCGTCGTCGCCGACTGCGTCCAGGTTTGCCAGTCGTTATCGGTGTAGATGATTTCGCCGCTCCAGCACACCGCCACCCACTTGCCGTGGCCGTCGGTGGCGAACGACTCGACGCGCGAGGGCGCATTCGAGACGAGCGTGGTGTACCCCGACAAGCCGGTGAGCGACGACTTGATCAGGCCCGAGCCTGCGGTCGCCGCCGCCGACGTGCCGCCGCCGAGGTACCACTGCCCCCCGACGTACTGCACGCAGCTGACCTGGTACGGCATGGCGCTCGAGCTGCCGAGCGTGACGGTCGCGAGATCGTTGGTGCTGTAGTAGAACGGGCCGCCGCCGGTGCCGATGATCCACGTTCCGTTGCCGTAGGCCATGCCGCAGACCTGCTGCGCCGGATTGATGCCCGTGACCGCAGTGAACCCCGTGGTGAGGTTCGCGCAGCGCCACAGCAAGCCGAGGTTGCCGCTGGAGGCGAACACGCCGTTGCCGTAGGCGCCGCCATTGCCGGCCGTTCCGGTCGGGCACGGGATGCTCGTCCACGCCGCTGACGAACGCACGTCGGACGTGTAGTAGGCGCCGTTGCCGACGACCACCCAATGGCCGCCACCGTAGATGGGGAAGCCACCGAGCAGCGGCATGGCCGTATGGGCGATCGCGGTCCAGCCGTCGGCCTCGTCGTCGTAATCGGCGTTCTGGCTGGCGTTTGGGGTCATCGCGGCCCCGACCAGCATGATCGTCAGCGTGCCGACGCTCACCGCCTGCCGCAGCGGCGTGCCGACGGCGCAATCACTGGCCGGCGTGATCGTGAACTCGTAGACGCCGTCGGTCGTGTAGGTGCCGGTGACATGGCCCGTGCCGTTGATGCTCAGGCCGGGCGGGAGGTCGCCGCTGATCGTCAGCGTGACCGCCTGGCCGGGGAACGCTGGCGTGATGGTGAACTGGTAGTCGACGGTGTCGCCGATGCGCGCCGCCGTGGGGAGTGAGCCCGAGATCGTCGGCGGCGTCGAGGCGCCCACCTCGGACATGACCCCGCCGGTGCTCGCGACCAGCTTGAATCCGCCGACCGACACCGGGTTGCCGTCGGCATGCAGCACGCCGGTGCGCATGCGGCGCGGCATGATCTCGCAGCCTTCGTAGACGAAGTCCCACGCCAGCCGGTACAGCTTGCCGTTCTGGAAGTCGCCGCCGTACCAGTCATTACCCCACTTCACCAGCGTGTTGAGGCACCAGCGGTCGTGACCGAAGGACTGCCGGCGGTGCCACTTGCCGGTGACGACGTCATAGCCCCACGTCTGCCCGTCGCCCCACGTCACGTAGTAGATGACGTGCCCGCGGTCCTCGTAGGTGAAGGCGAACGCCTTTTCGGGCTTGAGGTCGCGCCAGGCCGCGGCGAGCACCGGCGTGCCGATCGGCACCGGCGTATAGCCGTTGAGCCGGTACGGGACGCGGTCGTCGCCGACGAAGAACACCGAGTTGTCGAGCCGGCGAATCGTGGCGCCGTTGATGCAGCCGCGCTCGATGACCGAGCCGCGCTCGAGCTGGAACGCCGTGCCGGCCGCGTTGCTCTCGGGATCGTTCACCCACGGCTCGATCGTGCGCCCGCCGAACACCAGCACTTCGTTGTGCGAGGCGATGAGGCCCTGAATCGGGTCCGGCGAGGTTTCCGCGACGTAGCGGTCGAGCGTGTTGTAGCTCAGCGCATCGACAAGGTCGGAGTGATACCAGAACCGGCCCAGCGGCTCGACGCCGACGATGTATTGATTGAGGAAGTCGCAGGACTTGAAGCCGACAAACCCGTCGTCGGTGATCTGCGTGAACGCGCCGGTGTAGGTGTTGTAGACGTAGCCGCTCGAGCCGTTGCCGATGACCACCTGGTTGCCGCCGGTGATCTGGTTATAGGCCATCGACACCCGGCCTGTGCCCGGAATCGTGCCGCGGCTGGTCGCGGTGCCGTCCTTTGCGACCTCGTAGAGCGAACTCCCGGAGACGACGAACAGCGAGCCCTCGGCATTGAGCGCGCCGCGATGCGGCCCGGCACCGACGTTGGCGAACACGTCGAGCCCCGGCGCGGTCCGGTACAGCACCCGCGAGCGCGTGCCGGCTTGCTGCGCCGGCAGCGGGATGTAGTTCTCGAGATCCTGCAGCGTCCAGTCGCGCGTGAGATCGCTGTAGCCGCCATCCGGCAGCGGGAAGTCGGACCAGTTGCCCGAGCCGTCCGCTTGGATGGCCGCGGCGAGGATGTCGGCGGCGAACGGGGACGTGTCGCACGTCTCCCATACCCGCCATGTCGCCTGCCCCAACTGGCGCGCGACGAGCTCTTGCCCGAACGCGCCGACACGGCCGGCGTTGAGGTCGCGCCATGACGTCCAGTTACGGGCGTCCTGGCTGTAGCGGACCTGGATGAGGTGATCGCTCATCGATCAGCCGACGTTGACGTTGAAACCGCCGCACCAGCCCTCGGCCACCGGCAAGTCGGGATAGGTGATGCGGTCGAACGTGTTGGCGAAGACGTCGGCGCGCAGCGCGGCCAGTCCGTCATTCGCCTGCTGCACGACATTGGCGTCGAGCGGCACCTTGTAGCGGGGTTGCAGGTAGAGCGCGAGGTTCGCGGCGATCGCGCCCTCGGCCTCCATCGGCGCCGGCAACGTGTCGGTCGGCGCATTGACGCTCGTCCAGCCGAGCGAGATGCCATCGGCCTCCCAGCGAGCGAGCATCTTGTTCAATTCGCGGATACCGTCCTGCATTTCCTGCGCGCTGACCGATTCGGTCGCGTCCTGCACGCCGAGCAGCAGCAGCGCATCGCGGACGATCGCGGAGACTTGGGTCATGGACGGCTCCAAAAAGAGCGAGGGCCCCGAAGGGCCCCCGCTGGGTGCTGCTAGGCGGATCAGTTGTTGTGGTAACGCGCGGCCAGGCCGGCGCGGATCGTCTTGTAGCCGTACAGCACGTCGAGACGGCACGGGAACTTGTCGTTCACGATGTCGTAGTTGCGGACGATGCGCATGCTGATACCGTCCATCACTTCGCGCGCGGCGAAGTCCACGCCCTTCGGCATGATCAGGTCGGCCGTAGCGAACGCGAACGCGCCCTTCTGGAACGCCAGGCCCGTCTGCACCGCAGTCGACGCGGTGCCGGCCGGGGTCAGGGTGGCGGTCGCCGACGTCGAGCTGACCACGACGTTCTGCAGCGCGCCCGAGACGTACACGGCCGGGGCAAAAGACAGGTTGCCGGCGCCGCCCGCGTAGTCGGCGGTGGCGACAAACTGCTGCAGCTGGCCGGTCGAGACCTTCGTCTCCGGGTGGGCACTGAACACGTTGGCGAGGTTGAACACGTCGCCCTTCTTG